AAGGGAACCTAATGGCACTGACGACATACACCGAGCTGAAGGCGTCGGTTGCCGACTGGCTAAACCGCACTGACCTAACTAGCGTTGTCCCGGACTTTATCGCTCTGGCCGAGGCTCAGATTGAGCGCACGCTGCGCACCCGTCAGATGATCGTGCGCGCTACCGCGTCGATTGATACGGAATACAGCGCTGTGCCGGCTGACTTTCTGGAGACCAAGTCGATCAAGCTGAACACGAACCCGGTAACGGCGCTCACGTTTGAGTCTATCGACGCTCTTGATAGCCTTAAATCTACAACTTATATTTCTCCGGGTAAACCCCAGTATTTCGGCATTGTGGGCGGCCAGATCCGCGTGCTGCCGGTGCCGGACAGCACCTACACGGCAGAGCTGATTTATTACGCCAAACTGACTAAATTGTCTAATTCTGTCGCGTCGAACTGGCTGCTCTTGCAGGCGCCGGACGTCTATCTTTACGGCTCGCTGATGCAAGCTGCGCCGTATTTGAAAGATGATGCCAGAATCCCGGTATGGGCTGCGATTTACACTCGGGGCCTCGAGGAGCTGCAGATCGCCGACGACCGCGGCGCTACCTCTGGCGGTGCTGTAATGATGCGAGCCCGAACTTTTGGATAGGAGTTTTTAAAATGTCATCTTTTACCGACTACACCGAGAACCTGGTTCTTAACTGGCTTCTCACCACCAACAGCGCCACCCGCCCCACGGCGTGGTATATCGGCCTCTTCACGGCTGCCCCGTCCGACACGGGCGGCGGCACTGAGGTGTCTGGCAACGGTTATGCGCGTGTCGCAACTGGCACGATTAACGTATCCGGCACGTCGCCTACAAACGCAACAAACGCAGCGGCGATTGAATTTGCCGCGGCCTCTGGCGGTAACTGGGGTTCGATTGGCTGGGCGGCTATTTTTGACGCCTCCACTGGCGGCAATATGTTGGCCTGGGCGGCACTGTCTACCGCACGCACGATTAACAACGGTGACGTGCTGCGTATTCCTGCCGGCGATCTGGACGTGACCTTGACCTAACGGATCATGGCTGCCTACGGCTCCGGGCCATACGGCCAAGGGAAGTATTCTTACGGGATAACTCTCGGGGCCGTAACTTTCGCTGCCGCGTCTGCCGCGGAATTTAACGCCGTCCGTTATACGTTTGGCGAATTCACTGCCGCCTCGTCTTCGACAATGGCGGTGTCTGCCAACATCACAAAAGACGCATCATTTTCCGTCTCTGCGTCATCTTCTGTTTCCGTTAACACCGAGAGCGTTTCAATAGCAACGGTGACTGTTGCGTCTGAATCGACTTGCAGCATTTCCGCGGTGCGGTATGCCATTGGCGCTTTTACTGCGGCTAGTTCGTCAGAGATGAACGCTTCCGCCATCCGTTACGCGATTGCCTCGTTTGCCGCAAACGACGAAAGCGCGATGTCGGTCTCGGCGGTCCGGGTAAGGTTAATTAGCATCCTAATTGACTCTTGGGCCGAGATGACCGTGAGCACCAGTGTCGTCGTCAACCAGGCGGTGACGATTAGTGCCGAATCATCGATTTCTATTAATGGCGTTCTAACTCGATCTGGCGCGATTTTGATCGCATCCGCTTCTAGCATGAACGTCAATGGTGTTCTAAAATGGACTCCAGAATCTGACACGGTAGAAACGTGGACAAGCATACCAGACACAAGTGAGATCTGGACTCCAATTTCTGAAAACTCTGAAACGTGGCAGATTGCTGCATGAGGTGATAAATGGCCGATACGACGACAACCAACCTGCTGCTGACCAAGCCCGAGGTCGGTGCCTCCACGGATACCTGGGGCACCAAGATCAATACCGATCTGGACACCATCGACGCACTGTTTGATGCCGGTCCGATCCTTAAGATTACTAGGGGTGGCACTGGTGGCTCGACTGCGTCGGCTGCTCGCACTGCGCTAGGTCTGGCGATTGGAACCGATGTTCTCGCGCCAAATGGATCTGGCGCCTCGCTGACGAGTCTCAATGCTTCTAATATTTCCACTGGAACAATTCCAACCGGAATTCTGGCGGTAACTCAAGCCGCAAAAACATCCGATACCACGATCGCCACTACTGCATTTGTTGATCGATTGCGCAGCCTATTGTCTCCTACGACAACTGGGTCCGGCGGAACTCTAGTCGCCGGTGATCGGGGCACTCTGGTTTCTGTAACTGCAGGCGTTACAGTGCCGGCCAGCGTATTTGCGGCTAACGATGTGATTACGATCTATAACAACAGTTCTTCTAGTATCACCATTACCCAAGGCGCAAGCCTGACGCTGCGTCAGGTCGGCACTGCTAACACGGGTAACCGCACGCTGGCCCAACGCGGTCTTGTGACGGTCGTATTTATCTCCGCAACTGAAGCCGTCATCTCTGGCGGGGGCCTGACGTAATGGCTGGTATTCATAACGTATTGGCAGGATCTGGCGGACCTCCGCCAGACTTCTTGTTTACGATTAGCAGCAACCAGAACAATGCAAACCTGCGCACTCTGGCAGTTAACGCTGGCTGGGATCAATCCTCAGTAGTTGTTGCCACAATTTCCGGCGGCGTTGTTATCTCATCGACCAGCACAGGTACACCTGCGTTGACAGTAAATGGTTCATTCCCCGGTGGTGTGACGCTAGTAAACAACGGCGTAATCGTTGGAATGGGTGGCGCGGGCGGTCAAGCTGGAGGAAGTAATACTGCGCAAGCAGGTGGTTCTGGCGGTCTGGCTTTGAGTGTTTCTTCTGCCATTACGATTAACAACGGTTCAGGAACAATTGCAGGCGGTGGTGGTGGTGGTGGAGGTGGCGGCGGTGTCAGTGTTGCACAACAAGGAAAAGACCCGGCATCTTCTGCATCTGGTGGCGGCGGTGGAGGGGGCCAGTCATCCAACACAAATAGCTCCGGTGGAAGTTTAGGTAGCGCTAACAGAACAAGCTGGGAAACAAGATCACCTGCCGCAGGTTCAGCTGGAACATACAGCGGTGCTGGGGGCGGTGGTGTTGGCGGTATTAGGAACAGCTTCACGACCGCGTGGAACACTGGTAGCGGCGGCAGCGGTGGTGCCTGGGGAAGCTCCGGGAGTTCTGGGGGCAATGCTAATGCTGGAACAATCCCAAGTGGCGCTGGTGGCGGCTCTGGCGGCGGCGCAATTACGGGCAATAGCAACATCACATGGACATCGTTTGGAACGCGAACTGGAGGAATTTCGTAATGGACTATCGGATTACACGGGCCATCTCAGAGATCGGCCAAATTGAAGTTACTTATACGCATGAAGGCAAAGACATTGCCACTTATGCCATCGATGTGCCAGTAGTCGATGGCGCATTCATCGTAGGTGCAGAACTTGACACAGAAATACGTCATCGTGCGCCGACATGGCTAATTGAGCGCGAGCAACAAGTTAAGACTGCCGCAGGCTTTAACGACATCGTCGCGCTAGTTCAGGAAAATCCTGCTCCGCCGATTGATGTTGAAGCACAAGCCAACGCTGAGATGTGGGCGCAGGTGGAATTTGAGAAAAAAGTCGCTAAAGCTCTTGTGAAGTTTGGCGTGCTTCAGTCTGATCCGACAGCCATTCCAGTTTCAAATCTATGAGTTATCCAGAAACCAAGATGGTGTGTGTCAGCAACCTATGGCTGAGACAAATGCACTTTCAGAATTCTGGCGATCAAAATGAAGGTCATGTCCACAACTATGATCATGTCACGCTTTTGGCGAAGGGAAGCGTGACGGTTGAAGTTGAAGGGCAGGCCACAAAGTTTAAAGCTCCGCACATGATCTACATCGCTAAAGGAAAGCGACACTTTTTGATTGCCGACGAGGACGACACGATTGCGTACTGCGTTCACGCATTACGAACAGGCGAGCGCGAAGAGGACATACTTGACCCTGCGATGATTCCGGCTGGCGTGAGCAATCCGCTCCATTCTGGATTAGTGCAACATCTTTAGGCCGTAAGGAAAAATTGTTATGAGCGCCGAAGTCGCAAAAGTAGCAACCACCGCGCAATACGGCGGCAGCGCCAGCGCCGTCTACTTCGGTTTGACTGCCAACGAGATTGCGGCGTTTGGCGGCCTCATCATTGCCATCATCGGTTTGGCCGTAAATATCTGGTACAAGCACCAGCACCTAAAGATCGCCAAGGAAAAGGCAGAGGATGATGCTTGACTTTGTCCTGGGCTTTGCTGTCGCGGGTTTTCTGGTCGCTTCGCTGATCGGACTGATCAAGCTCGGCATTTGGGTTTTGATGTGACATGGACCCGATTACCGCATTTGCGACCGCGCAGGCTGCGGTGGCCGGCATCCAGAAAGCGATCAAATTAGGCAAAGACATTAACGGCCTGGTCGGCGAGTTCGGAAAATTTTTCGATGCCAAAGACGTTGTCCAAAAAGCGGCCAACGACAACGGCAAGAAGGGCCAATCCGACACTGGCAAGGCGATGGAAATCGTCATGCAGGCCAACGCGCTGCGCGAGGCCGAGGAGCAACTGAAACATCAGCTCGTCTATGGCGGATACCCTGAATTATGGGAACAGATGCTCATCCAGCGGATGAAAATCAAACAAGCCCGCGAGAAAGAAGAGCGCGCCGCCAAGATTGAGCGCAAGCGAGTGGTGGCCCAGCGTCTGCTGGCGGCTCAAATTATCGGCGGCGGCATTGCCGTCATCATCATTGGCGTGATCATCATCTTCATCATCAGGCAGGCGATGTCGTGAGCGAAGAGAAGATTAATCACAATAGCCTGATTGA